GAAACCAATAGGCTGAACGAGCATTGGTCGTCCTCAAACGAGGACATCAATTTAATTCTCTACCGGGAACTGGACAAGATGCGAGCCCGGTCCCGTTGGCTGTTCCGCAATAACGCTCATGCCATGGGGTTGATGAATGCCTACACCAGCCACATTGTCGCCACAGGCTTGACCTTGCAATGTCGCGTTGCCCGGATGGTTAATGCCACGGATCCGGACGGCAACCCTATTCTTGAAACCGTTGAAATGGATGCCTGGAATGATTTTGTCGAGAGCGCGTTCAATGATTGGGCAGAATCGTCCGACGCACGGTCAACAGAGTTACTCCCCGAATCGTTCGTTGACGATCAAGAGTTGTTCCTGCGTCGGTTGATTGAGGATGGCGAAGCGTTGATCTACCTGTTTTTGGATAGATCAATTCCCGGCGTTCCGTTGAGGCTGATGTTCATCGAGCCTGAAAGTCTAGACCTTTCCATCACTGAATCACACGGCAATCCGGTTATCATGGGAGTTGAAGTTGATCAGCGCACTTACCGGCCGATTGCCTACCATATTTTAACTGGCAAAACCAAGGCGGGAATGCAGCAGAGTTTCGGCAAGTCAGCCCGTATTTCAGCAAACTCAATGCTTCATATTTTCAAGAGGTTGCGGCCGAAACAGGTCCGGGGGATCCCGCATCTTGCCGTCGTGATGCAGAAGTTCTTTGACCTTGACGAATGGACGGATGCTGAATTGCTTGGGAACAAGATTGCGGCCTGCTTTGGCGTGATGATAGAAATGCCTGATGGCGGCAACGGAGCATTGAAACCGGAAGATACCGGCAAGGCGAAGGATGCTAACGACAATCCCATGTCCACTGTTGAGCCTGGAATCATCGGCTACCTGCCAGAAGGCGCGAAGGTTAATGTTGTCAGCCCGCAGAAACCCGGGGCGACGTTTGATATGTTTGCCAAGTATCAGCTCAAAGGCATCGGCGCCGGCACGCTTGGTGGTCTATCGTACTCCGCTATGACGAGGGACACCAGTGGGCAGACATTCGCCGGCGGGAGGCTTGGGCAAAACATGGACTTTCAAGCGTTCCGGCCATTCCAGCAATTTGTAGGGCGCAAATTCTGTTCGCCAATTTTCCGACGCTGGCAGGAGCTTGCTGTTTTAACTCGCGTTGTTATCGCTCCCGGCTACTATGAAAACCCGAAATTCTGGCAGAGGCACGAATGGATGCCGCCTGGATGGTCGGAGGGGATCAATCCGGACCAAGAAGCGAAAGCCATGATTGAGCGCATGAGTTCCGGTGTGTCCACTTACGCCGATGAATGCGCCTACCGGGGCAAGGATTGGAAACGGCAAGTCAGGTTGAACGGAAAGATCAAGCGCGCTGTCGAGGCGGAGCATCTTGTATTGAAAGGGGTCAATCAGACTTCCGAGGAAATCAAGATTGATGCCAGCAAATCTGATCCCGCCGCCGCAGAGCTATTGGCCGAAATGAACAAGTGAGGAATTTATGAAAAAGAGAGCCGAGTCATTTGATTGTGAGTGTATTGATTGCGGTCATGGGCTGACCAGCGAAACGCATTGCAAGGATCTGAAATGTCCGGAGTGTGGTGGACAGATGCGACGCAAGGAACGTCCAGGACCCGGGCAGAAGTCAATCACATTCAGCAAGAAGAATGTGAAAACAGTGCAGGACGCCATCACGCGCCGGTTTGGCGGTCCCGCTGGTGTTGAGATCAGTGAGCAAGACGGACTGTTCCGCATAACCGAAAAAAATCCCGTACCGCTTAAAATGCACGTTGCCGCCGAGTTCACAGAGCGAGAGGAAAAAGGTGAAAAACTCACAGGGCTGTCGTTTTCATCTGAATCTCCGGTGATGCAACTTGGAGAGCCGGAAGTTCTGCTACATGATGCAGAATCCGCAGACTTCTCCCGGCTATTAAATGTTGGTGCAATTCTAAAGAACCATGATCCCAGTGTGATCATCGGCGTGCCTGTCCGGGTATGGATAGACGATCAGAAGCGCGGCAATCTGGCAATGCGGTGGGGAACTACCCCGGCCGCACTACAGGCCAAAACGGAAGCCTTGGTTGACAAAACCTTGCGGGGCGTAAGCGTTGGGTATGCCGTGAGGGAGTGGATATATTTGAAAGACGGAAGCGAATCTTACCGGGGAGTAACAGGCCCGGCTTGGATCGCAAATCATTGGGACGCGCTGGAGGCGTCCTTAACCCCGATCCCTGCCGACCCGTCCGTTGGCTTGGAGCGAAGCGTTAAGGAAGTCCAAGCGAAAACGCAGAAAACAACACAGGAGATAATAGAGATGAAAAAGCTCAAACTACTCCGCGCTTGGAAAGCGTCAGACGGTAAATCGTATGACGTTGGCGCGGTGCTCGAAGTTGATGAGCGCACGTTTACGGAATTGACTGAGGGCGACAAACCCCAGGCCGAAGCCGTAATTGATGCGCCTGAAAAGCGGACCGTGGCCGAAATTCCGAAAGCCGAACCGCCGATACCCGAAGGCAATGCAGCGGAAGTTGAGGCCCGCACCGTGGCTCAAGAAGTGTTCCGCGCCGAGTTCAAAACAGAAGCCAAGCGCGCCGCGGATATCCGTAGCGTATGCAAGCGCTCTGGTTTGTCCGATCTGGCCGATGGCTTAATTGCCGAAGGTAAGACGGTCGAGGAATCGCAGCGTGCTGTTCTGGACAAGATGATCGAGCGCCAGGCGCAGCCGCCTGGACCGATCACGATCACGCAGGATGGCAGGGACAGTTTTCGTGTCGCTGCAACAGATGCGTTGCTTGTCCGTGACGGCAGGGTTAAAATCGAAAAGCCCGCTTCCGGGTTTGAGATGCTTGCTGGCAAAAGCATGAAGGAAATTGCGCAGGAATGCTTGCGTCAAGCCGGAATCAAGGAACCGACGGACGTTCGGAAAATGGTCGGCCTTGCGCTTAACATGCGCGGTGCTGAAACCATCTCCGGATCAACTCTCAATGACTTCAAGGCAGCGACGAGGATCAAGTTCGCCGATGTCGGCAAGTTGAAACTTGTTGCGGAAAACGGCAAGTACACCGAAACCAAGCGGACGGAAAAGAAAGAGACCATCCAGCTCGGGACGTATGCGCGTATGTGGACAATGAGTCGGCAGGGAATCATCAATGATGATCTTGGCGCGTTCACAAACACACAGTTCGGTTTCGGCGTTGAAGCTCGCATGTTGCCGAATGACTTGGCTATTGCGATCCTGACCGCGAATGCGGCCATGACGGACGGTTTTGGTCTGTTCAGTACGCAGCACAAAAACTATTCGGCCGAAACTGACCGCCGCCTTGATACGCTTGCTCATTCGCAGGCGGCATTAAAATATATGCGTGGGCTCATGGCGAAGCAGACGCAGTATCAGCATGCCGAGGAAGCGGAGACAGCGCGGTATTTGAATCTGCGGCCGAAGGTATGGCTCGTGAATGCCGATAACGAATACTACGCCCGTCAGACCGTTGGCAGCACGACGGATGTATCGCAGGAAAATCCCGGCGTGGATAATCCGTTCAAAAACCTGGGCATGGTTGTTGTGAGCGATCAGAACATTCAGACCAGTTCCACGGATTACAGCCACTATCTGTTCGCCGATCCCCGGATGGCCCCGGTAGTCGAGGTTGCATTCCTGCAAGGGAATCAACAGCCCTATCAGGAAGAAATCGACCAGACCGACAGCGACGGCCGGAAATGGCTGACGCGGTTGGATTGCGGTGCCGGAGCTGTGGACAGCATCGGTGCTGTCAAAGAAGTCGGAACGGATGGGTAACGCAACATGTGGCAGGGCTGGTAATCCCAGCCCTGCCTTCAAAGAAAAGGAAAAGGCGAAGGATCGATTAAAGAGAAGGAATAAAACGATGAAAAAACTGATCATGTGTGCGAGCGTTGTACTGGTTGCCTGTTCCGCTTTTGCGGCTGGCAACTTTGTCCATGACTCGGAATCGGTTGCTTATCTCAATGCGGGAGCCGCGATTTCATCCGGCAATCTGGTTGACCTCGGCGACCGCTACGGCGTGGCGCTGGTTGATATTGCCAGCAACAAGACCGGAACGGTGCAGATCAACGGCGTGTGGAGTTTTCAGCGTGCGGATACCAATGCGATTGCCGCAGGTGCCAGCGTCTATTACAACTCCGTATCCAACGTTGATGGAACCGCAACGGCTGACGAGTATGTAGGCCAATGCACGGAAGCGGCTGCGGGTTGCACGGCGTTGACGAATAGCGTTGGCGATATTATCAAGTTCGCCAAGGTTGACATCAATGCGCCCCAGCGTCAGAGCATTGTCGGAACTGACGTGCTGGCGTATGATGCCAACACGGCGGCGCGGGCGGCAACGGCAGGAGTGACCGTGACCAACACGATCACCGGCGACGGCGTGACAAACGTCATTGTCACCACCGGCGGCCTGATTAAAACCTGGACTGTGACTCCCTAAATCCTTAACCATGCCGGGGTCAGGCAATTCCTGGCCCCGGACTTACTGGGGGCGCATGAACAAATCATTATCCCGCCTTATCCTGTTGACTTCCCTTGCCCTTTGCCTGCTGACCCCGCGAGCGTTCGGGGCAACCTGCGATCTCACTGTCACGCTGCAATCAGTCAGCAATGATTACATGTCGGCCAGTGATTATATGCTGGCGAACCTTGATGTTAATGATAACGGCCGTTGGCGCGCATTGCCGGCGGTTACGAATTGGCTTATAAGCGGGACGAAAACTGCAGTAACTGAACAAACTACTCAATTCATCTATGGAAAACGAGTTGTTGATTATTACGTTCCTGACCCGAGTTTAATCGTAATGTCAACGCACCGAGTTACGACCCATTCTTACTCCCCATATTCCAACTCCCTGACGATTGCAGTTGCCGGCGCTGGCGTTGATATGCCCTGGGCGATGTCCGCATATCCGACGGAGTTCACGAACGCAAGCATATTCAAAACTGACGGCACGAATACGACCACGCTGACAGCGATCCCGACAGGCACATATTCTTTCACGTTCCCGGCTGTCCGTGGGTATGCCGCTCCGACAGCAACCAACATATCGGTTTCCGCAACGCGCCTTGCTTATTCGTCGAACACCTATGTGCCATATTCCAACAGCCTGTCGGTAACTATTTACGGATATCCAGCAGGCAATCCCGCATGGTCAGTCACTGGGCCCGCTGATTTCACGAATGCGACAGGGTATGCCGGAGGCTACACAAATAACGTGACGATATCAGGTGTGCCAACCGGGACATATACCTTTGCGTTCCCGGGCGTGATTGGCTATACGACACCGACCAATACGACGGAGATCACCGCAGCGAGTGTCGCCGCAGTTTCTGTCACAGGCACTTATGTCCTTGCCTATCCGACCAACATTCCGAGCGGTACGGGGATCCAGAAATTCTATCAGAAGTCGTACTTTTTCACGAATATCTATCTGCATGATAGCGGTATTCCAGTGCACACGCGGATTATTGATAATGTAGGTGCAACCGGCGCGACAGGTGCAACCGGGGCGACAGGCCCAACCGGTGCGACCGGCACAGCAGGAGCAGCCGCGACGATATCAGTTGCATGGACCAGCAACGGGGCGGCAGGTAGCGATGCCGTTATTACCAATGTCGGCACTACCAGCGCGGCAGAGTTCGGTTTTATTATCCCGGCTGCAACGGAATCAAGTTTTACAAATTGGCTTGATACGAATACCTATGTTAAGGCCGAATCCGACCCCATATTCACCGCTTCGGTAGCCTACGCAATCAGCGCGGGTGACACCACGTTATGGCATCAAGCGAGCGCGAACGGGATAACGGCCACAACGGATGTTGGTGTGATTCAGGAAAGCACGAATCTCTGGACAACGGGTGCGGAAGATGCAAGCACGG